TAAATTAGCTCCACTCGGTGGGTGGGGTGGTGCTTGTTTTGCTTGGGGACAAGGAGCAGGAGGACAAGGACATATAGGAATGTTAGTTAAAATATCTGGTGATACTTTATACACTATAGAATTTAATACAAGTGCAGGTTCTGGTGGCTCACAAAGTAATGGTGGTGGATTATTCTTAAGAAAAAGAAAAATTCAATTAATGGCTGTTGGGGGTAGGAAATTAGCTAGTACTAAAGGTCTTGTTGATATAGATGGAAAAAAATATTTTAATTACTTTGGATTTGTAAATACATCAAATTTGATAGGAGGTTCATGGGCCGCTCAAGGTTTAGCTAGAGATATTACTTTACCTTCTGTAAAAGGTGTTAATTTAAATGATTTAAAAATATACGGCTAATGGCATACTCACCCGAATTATTATATAAAGGTAATCAAGTAATAGTAGCATCAGGACGAATAGTTTTTAATGCTAAGGATGACGCTGTACTTATATTTGCTAAAAAATCAATAGGTTTTTCATCAGCAGGTTCAATTCACTTTAATTCTGATGCTGAAACGATTATTAATAGTCCTAAAATATATTTAGGATTAGACGCTAAGGAAAACTTAGTTAAAGGAAAAAAATTAAAAAAATATCTTAGTGATTTAAATAGTGTACTTATTAAAGTAGCAACTTCTTTAAGTACAGCAACTGGATTACCTCCTGGTACTCCTATGCTACAAGTAAATACATCAGCACAAGAATTACTTCGTGTTACTCAAGAATTACAATCCCAAATAGATCAAATATTGTCAAAAGATAATTTTACTAATTAATGGCTTTAGAAAAATTCATACAAACCACAGGTAAAAAGACAATAGATACACTCTATAAGGCTAAAAAACCCTTAATTAAGGCACAAAATACAATTGATACTATTAATGAAATAGATATTTGTAATATTATTAATTATTTTTTAAATAAAGCTATTCCTCCTGGTTCGCAACTAGAAGAACAATTTGGTAAATTAAAAGCAGAAGTTAAAAAGATAAATGATAAAATTGCTGAAATAGAAGATAGTAGTGTTTATACCAAAATATCAGATGCTCAAGCTAAACAACAAGAAATACTTAGTTTAATTACCTCATTTAATGTTCCTGAATTTGTTTTGAAACTTGTTCCTCAAGGAGGTGAATTAATTAAACAATTAAAAAATACAGCTGATAGTATTGGTAATATAACTACTAGTGGTGATATTGGTAAAGTATTAGGTACATTAAATACTATAAAAAGTTCTCTTAAAACAATAGAGAATATGACTAGCCCTGCTGATTTGGTTAATGTAACTAGAGCAGGACAACAAGTACAAAAATTACAAGAGGTATTAAATCCATCAAGATTAGTTCCTGCTTTAGAAGCACTTCTTACTGGAATAGAAGGTGCAGTTCGTTTATTGAATTTAATAAATAATAATCTTAGAAGATTAGCTAATTTAATTGGGACATTATCTAGAATTATTTCTATATTAAAAAGAGTATTAACTGCAATCAAAAATATTCCTATTCCTGCTCGTTTTGTATTAGTATCTACTATTAATTCATTACAAGAGATTTCTCGTAAATTAGATAAACAATTAGATAAAGCAGAAGCATCATTAAAAGAATTAAATGCATTTTTACAATCAATAAGTAAAACAGTAAATGATATTACTTTATTAGTTAATGTCATTGTTGAATCACTAAAAAAATTACTTGATAAACTTAAAGCATGTGCTAAAACAAAAGATTTACCTATTGTTACTAAAACAGAAACATTAATAGTTAATCTTACTAAAATTAAAGATGAAATAATAGCATCAGTTACAACCTCTGATCCTAAAGTGGTTGTCTATAAAGGATTTAAATTGACTATATTAACTGAGGAAGTAACAGATGAAGGTATTACCTTACGTAGAAGATATGGGGTTGCTACAAATGTTCAAGGCATTGTTAAAGCACAAACTGATTTAACATACGCTACCTTAGATGAAATTATATATAACGAACTTCGTTTTGAAATTGATAGATTAAATCTTGAAATAGCTGAAAATACTAATCCTAGCGAAGAAGCAGCACTTGATGAAGAATTAGGATTACCTTCAGAACAAGAACAATTAGCCGATATTGCTGCTTCTGAAGCAGAAGTTGCTAATATTATAAAATCAATACCTGCTGAAGAAAAAGTAGTAAATGAACGTAGTAAAAGAGATAAACGTAAGTTTAAACGTTTTAAACGTACTATTAACAGATTAAAAAAACAAGGTCTTACTAAAGAGCAAATTAGAAGTCGTGTATTAAATAAAAACAAATTTGATAATTTTAGTGAACAAGATTTTGAAGAAGCATATAGAGGTAGTAGTATTGTAGAAAAATCAAAAAATACTACAGGCACTTAAAAACAGTTTTATAAATATTTATATATATGAAAGTTGAAACATTTAGAAAATTAATAAGAGAAGAGGTAAAACGCGCAATTCGCGAGGAATTACCATCTGTACTTAATGAGATTAATGAAACACCTAAAGGTGTTGCTAAACCAGGCCGTGCTTTCAGTGGATTGTTTGAAGAAATGGATAAAAAAGTCAAACAACCTATGATTGAAACCACAGGTAATCCAATGCTTGACTTGTTAAACGAAACTCGTCAACAAATGACTATGGGTGATGAAGAATGGCCGTCAATGGGCAACTATGATTCTAGCGCAATTAATAATTATCGCGCAGAAATGATGGGTGCTTTTGGTGGTGGTGCTCCAACAGTTCAAACAGTAGACCAAATGGTACAAACAGCAAGACCTGCAAGTGATGTATCTCATGTTCAAATTAATGCCGTACCTGACTTCAGTAAAATGATGGGTGCGTTAAAAGAAAAAGGTAAAATTTAATGGCAAAATATATTATTCAAAATATTAACCCATTAGATACAAAACCCTCAGTAGGTGTTGGTATCAGAGTTCCGTTTGACGGATTTACTGGTATCAATACTACTTATACTACTCAAGAAGCAGTAAAATCAAATTTATTAAATTGGTTTTTAACTAATGATAGAGAAAGACCATTTAACCCTGCATTTGGAGCTAATTTAAGAGCACAGTTATTCGAACAAATTAATTCGGGTACTTTTGCTTCAATAAATGATGTAATTACTCAAGAATTAGCTATTTATTTCCCGAATGTAATAATTGATGATTTACAGGTTCAAGGTTCACCAGATTATAACACAATTCAGATATATTTTAGATACCGTCTAAATGAAACGAATATTGAAGATGACATACAAATAACTTTTACCAATGGCTGAGACTAAACAAGTATCCTATATTAATAAAGATTTTGGCACGTTTAAACAACAATTAATAAACTTTGCCAAGACTTATTATCCTAACTCTTATAATGATTTTAGTGAAGCATCACCAGGTATGATGTTCATTGAACAAGCTTCTTATGTGGGTGATGTCCTTGCCTTTTATGCTGATAGTCAAATTCAAGAAAATTTTGTTCAATTTGCTAAACAAAAAAGAAACTTATTATCATTAGCATACCAAGCAGGATATGAACCTAAAGTAACATCCGCCGCTTCTACTATTGTAGAAGTATATCAAATTGTTCCTTCAACAGTTGATTCTGGCCAATATATTCCAGATTTCAATTATTCAATGATTATCCAAGAAGGAATGCAATTATCAGCATTAAATAATCCTCAAATAGGATTTTATTGCCCTAAAAAAATTGATTTTACTTTTTCATCGTCATTTGATCCTACAATCGTATCTGTATTTTCATTAGATTCAAATAATAATCCAGCATATTATCTCTTACAAAAAGAAACACAAGCAGTAGCTGGTACTTTACAAACATCAACTTTTAATTTTGGTAATCCAATTAAATTCCCAACTGTTACAATTGATGCTGATAGAATTATAGGCATTGTACAAATAACAGATAGTGATAATAATAAATGGTATGAGGTTCCTTATTTAGCTCAAGAAACAATTTTTGTACCTACTGATAATACAGTATTAAACGATCCTAATCTATATCAATACAGATCTCAAGTTCCTTATTTACTAAAATTAATGAAGGTTCCAAGACGCTTTGTTAAGAGATTTAGAGATAATAATACATTAGAATTACAATTTGGTGCAGGTATTTCAAACAGCTCAGATGAAGAAATAGTACCAAACCCAGAAAACGTAGGTTTAGGTTTACCTTATGGTGTAAATAAATTAACTACTGCTTACGACCCTTCAAACTTTTTATATACCAAAACTTATGGTATTGCCCCTTCAGATACAACTTTAACAGTTGAATATCTAACAGGTGGTGGTGCTGAATCAAATGTACCACAAAACCAACTTCAAACTGTTGTTTCAAGTTCAGTAACATTATTTGGTGGTAGTACATTAGATGCAATTCAAGCATCTACAGTATTAACTTCATTAGCTGTAAATAATCTTAGAACAGCTGTTGGAGGTGGAGACGGAGATAGTAATGATGACTTGAGATTAAACACAATGTCTGCTTACCCTACTCAGTTAAGAGCAGTAACTAAAGATGACTACTTAGTTAGAGCATTAAGTTTACCTGCTGAATATGGTGTAGTATCAAAAGCATATATTACTCAAGAAATGAGTATTACTGAAACTACTCAAAATACAGGATTAACAGCTACTTTAAATCCATTAGCTTTATCACTTTTTATATTATCTAAAGATAATGATAATAGATTAAACTATGCTACTCCTGCTCTAAAACAAAATTTAAAGACTTTCTTAGACCAATATAGAATATTAACTGATGCTATTGTAATTAGAGATCCATTTATTATTAACATCGGTATTAATTTTGAAATTGTAGTTAGACCAAGTTTTAATAACAAATTAGTATTAAATAACTGTTTAGCTGCTATTAAAGATTTCTTCTTAATAGATAGATGGCAAATCAACCAACCAATTATTTTACCAAATCTTTATACATTATTAGACACTGTAGAAGGTGTTCAAACTGTACAAAGTGTTAACATTGTAAATTTAGTTGGTGAAGATCAGGGTTATTCAAAATATTCTTATGATATGAATGCCGCAACTATTAAAGGAATTGTATATCCTTCATTAGATCCAAGTATTTTTGAAATAAGATACCCAAATAATGATATACAAGGTAAGGTAGTAACATACTAAAGGGATAGAAAGTCTATATTTATATCAAGATAAAATAGACTATGGCTGTTTACAACATATTTCCTGAAAAAGACACATTTATTTGGTCGCAATATCCCACACAAAATATGGGAATGGATGAAATCCTTGAGGTTTCAACATATAATGATCCATCTACTGTTGATAATTTAAGTTTAATTCCTTCTGTTACTAGGGCAATTGTAAAATTCCCTCAGTCGCAAATTGATTATGTATTAGACGATCTAGTTAATATATCCAGTAATAGTATTTTTACTGCCTCTTTTCAATTATTTTTAGCTAATGCATCTGCTTTATCTCAAACATATACCTTAGAGTGTTATGCTGTTTCTGAGTCATGGACAATGGGAACAGGTAGATTAGCAGATCTTCCAATTACTACGAATGGTGCATCATGGAAATATAATCGTGCTTTAGATACAAATGATCAATGGGTTACTTCAAGTTTTCAAGCTAACGTAACTGCTTCGGATAATGGTCTTCAAAGAGGAGGAGCTAACTGGTTTATAACACCTCGTTCTTCTCAATCTTTTGATTATACTTCAAATAAAGATACTAATTTTAATGTAACACCTATAGTTAAATTATGGCATAGTCATTCCCAACACCCAGGTCTCTATCCAGAAGCTTTTGGTAATGAAGGATTTATTGTAAAATACACAGGTAGCCAAGAATTTAATACTGCAAGTATCCAACAATTAAATTTCTTTTCAATGGATACCCATACGATTTATCCCCCACAATTACAATTTAAGTGGGATGATTCGTCTTATAATATTGGGGGTGGAACTGTAATTAGTACTGTAAGTCAATCAATATTAACCATTGGAAATAACCAAACAGAAATTCAAGAAACTGATGTTTATAGATTTAGAATTTATTGTAGAGATCAATTCCCTGCACGTTCATTCCAAACATCATCAGTTTATTTAAATAATAAGTTTTTGCCTACTTCAAGCTATTGGGCACTAAAAGATTTGAAAACTGAAGAAATTGTCGTAGATTTCGATACTAATAATACAAAAGTTAGTGCTGATCCTACAAGTAATTATTTTGATGTTTACATGAATGGTCTAGAGCCTGAAAGATATTACCAAATAATGATTAAGACCATTATTGGAGCTCAAACACTAGTATTTGAAAACCCAGGTAATTATTTTAAATTAGTTAGATAATGGTAAATTTTTATAACAATAGTACAGGTTCACAATACGGTGCCTTTAATACAGGCATAGGGACAACCCAAACACCTGATACTCAGACCATTAATATGTCTAAAGAGGTATATGGTAAAATTACTTTTCCAAGAGTAATTGATACTGAATTTACTGAATTTGTATCACCCGCTACTTCATCATTTGAACCTACAGTTCCTGAATTTTTTCAATTTTATGAAGATTTATTTTATCAAATCCCAGTAGAAGGAGAAGTAAATTCACATGAGTATTTAGTAAAAAGAAGTTCTGAATATATAGGTGAAACTGTTCAAAATGATGAAATAAATGCTTTATTAGAGGAAATTAATACATTAAGACAAGACTTACTAGATGCAAACCAAACAATTGTAGATTTAAGTTCTAACTCAATCGCATAATGGAGAAACAAACAATTGAAACCCAGTTAATAGATTCAACAGGTTTTATAACCCAAACGATACAACCCCAAGATAAAGAATTAATCAGATCGGCGTTTGTCGTTAAGGATTTTGGTTTACCTAATGACTATATGGAGGCTCATTTTTATGATCCTAATGACCAATTATTGGGTTCAAATTATGATTACTCTAACTATACTGTAGACTTAACTTCTGACAGTTCAGCTTTATATAATCAAATTGAAGTAACTCCCGCTTTTGATTTGATTCAATCTGGATTTACAAATGGACAAATGAATGTTGTCTATCAGTTTTATAGAAAACTGTTCTCATCAAGTCCATTAGTTAAATTCTTTATTAAAGAAATTTCTCCTAGTAGAACAGAATTACGTGCTGTAACTAATGATATTTCTTCTGATCAATTACAACAAGATTTTCTTAGATATATAAATGATACTAATGGTTCTAACTTCTATTATGATTTTTATTTAAATTTAGGTGATAATAGAACATTAATAGGTGTAAATATTGCTTTAGAAACCGGAGCAACAATTCCAACTTTATTAATTAAATTATACGAACCTCTTCCTGGTGATATTGATGAAAAAACTCAATTTTGGATTGTTCAACCCATCTCAGAACCAGTAACTTATAATGTAGATATTGGATTTGAAGGTACTCCCGATGTTGTAGAAAATCAATTAAGAGGTCCAAATATTACTATTGGTTTAAGTGAAAAGGCTAACTTAACTACTCCTTATTATAACTTAAATTCAATCCAATCTACTGAAATATCATCTTCATTTCAACAATTACTTTCTTTATTACAAGAAAATAGTGTTGATGTAAATGTTGATTATAGTAGTTTTGATAATTTCATACATTTCTCATCTGCAGAATACAGATTAGAGAATTTTAAATATAAGTTAACACTAATTGAATCATATCAAAATGATATTGGTCAATTAAATGGTTTAACTAACGTAGGATTTATTTCTCAAAGTAAGGTTACATTACAAGGTAAAATAGATGAATTAATTAGAAATTTTGATGATTATGAATACTATTTGTATTATGATTCATCATCTTATTCATGGCCTAAGTCAAATACTCAACAACCTTTTATAAACTATAGTGTTACTTCATCTACTGCTTTAACCTGGTTTGATAATCAAATAGCTACTGCTTCATTATACGATCAAGATAATAGAAACTATTTTTGGAATAACCTTCCTTCTTATATAGTTGAAGATCCTCAGAATGCCATTATGCAAACGTTTATGGCTATGTTAGGTCAACACTATGATTATCTTTGGACTTATACTAAAGCACTTACTGACATTCATGATGCTGATAACCGATTAAATTACGGTATATCAAAAGATTTAGTAGGTACTGCTTTAACAAATTTTGGTATTAAATTATATACCAACAGTAATAACACAGATGACATTTATACCTCATTATTTGGTATTACCCCTTCTGGTTCGTTATTACCCCCAACTGGTTCTTACTTAATTACTAACTATGTAACAGCTTCAGCTCAAACAACTCCTCCAGAGGATATTACAGCTGAAACCTATAAAAGATTATATCATAACTTACCTTACTTATTAAAGACAAAAGGTACTTATAATGGTTTAAGAGCGTTAATGAACTGTTTCGGTATTCCTGAAACAATTTTACGCATTTACGAATATGGTGGTTCAAATAAAGACTATCCTGCCGTTGAACAATACTTTGAAAGATTTAACTACGGTTTAGATACTAAAGGTGTAGGTACTGTTGATGTACCTTGGTTACCTGTTTTATCTCAGTTTATAGATACAGGAAAAGAAATAGTTCCTGATGCTTTAGAATTTAGATTTAAAACAGATATCCCACCATCTGCTTCATTTACACAACCTCTATTCCAAGTAGGAGATACAGATCAAGGATCATTCCAATTTGGTATTAAATTATCATATAGCCAATCCTATAACAATACAATCAGTCAATCAATAAATGTTCCTGGTTCTCCATTTTATGGCCAGTACTTAGGTGAAAATAATTTTAATGATTGGGGGTTAATGCAATTTGTAATTCGTTCTACTTCAGGAGTTTACAAATATTCAAACCCAATTTATCTACCTTTCTTTAATAATGAATGGTGGAATTTAATGTTATATAGAGAGACAGGTAGTGTAACTAGAACTTTAGCAGGTAATGCTAACACATATACTTTAGTAGCTAAAAATTCTATATACGATGGAAGTGATGGCACCTCAGTAGGATATCAAGGATCTTCTTCAATGTATATTGGAGTTAATTCTGCTTCATTTAATAATGCTTGGAATAATTATAGTGCCAACTCGGGTTCATCATTAACTGACTTAACCGGTTCATATAAATTCCATGCTCATATAGGTGGTGATCCAACTAGTTCATTTAATATATTAGGAAGTGATGGTGTAGTATTTAATGGTCAAATTCAAGAATTTAGATATTGGAGGTGGACAAATAGTATAACTCCAACTAATTTTAATAATCATGTATTAGATCCAATGTCTTTTGAGGCTAATACTTATACTTCATCATATAAAGAATTAGTATATAGACTTGCTTTAGGTAATATGCCTGATCCTACGTTTGTAAACTATGCAAATACAAACGCTATAGGTGATTATAATAACCCGGCATCAACATATGTTGGCTCACAATATAATTTCTACTATTCAGTTGGATATGATAATTCAATCCACCCAACTATTACAGGTAGTGTAGCACCAACAGGATCTTTTATTTATAGATTCATTTCTTCATCAGTTACACCTGCTCAGTCATCTAACATTTATGGTATTACTCCTATTAGTACGAGTTTAGATGCTAGTATTTATAATGATCCAAACTCATTATACTCTGCTTCTGGGGTTATTAATGGAAATGTTGTAAATAATGTTTATGTAATATCGGCTTGTAAATATAATAATTTCCAACCTGATAGTACAATTCCTAATACTTACTACTCATTATTAAATCCTCCTAACGTAGGTGCTATTAGTAGAGTACAAGATAAAGTAAGAATTATTTCACAGAGTGTAGCACCAGGAAATACATTATCTCCTTTTGTTACAACTGTATTACCTCCAACTAATTCATTCTCTAATGATTTAAACTATTTGGATGTAAGTGTTTCTCCGCAAAACTCAATTGATGATGATATCATTTATCAATTAGGATATTTTAATATTGATGACTTTATTGGTAACCCAACAGATCAATATTTAACATCTTATCCAGGATTAACATTATTAAGAGATTTCTATTTCCAAAAATATTACAACAAAGCTAATCTGTTTGATACAATTAAATTGTTATCTTATTTTGATAATGCGTTGTTTAAAATGATTAAGGATTGGGCTCCTGCTCGTGCTAGTTTATCAACTGGTTTAGTAATTCGTCCTCATATCCTTGAAAGAAATAAAACTCAAAGATTTGAACCTTTAGTTTATACAGGAAGTAATTTCTCCCAATCTATTGATATGGAAGAAATTGATGGTGGTCCTGGTATGGGGAATGCTGCTTTAACTTTGTCAACTACATTTATTGGAATATATGATACTATTTCTGGTTCAGTATATGTTTCACAATCAGATAAATCCCCTCTTTATACAGGTGAATATGATGGTACTGAAGTAGTTGTTTATACTCAACCAACAGGAAACATTGTACAAGAAAGAAATAAAATAGATGTATCGTCATCTCAAGCAATATTCGAAACATATTCAGTATTACCTTTCCTTCCAACATTAAATAATGTTTCGGAATCAAGATTATATACTTTCCAAATGGATGTTGATTACAACTATGCTGTAGGAAATAATCCATCTATCCCTGTTAACAATGGATATATTGTTTCAAGATCACTTGGACAATTATCTGCAGCAAGTTCATCATTCTTAGATTCAGATGTTCCTGAATCAAACTATACAGTAAAAAGAATTATAGATCCACGATATAATGGTTCAAAATTAATAGGTGCTTTATATAACACTTACTCTGTAGGTGATATTTCATATGGTGATGCCCCTGTTATTAATAATAATTCTATATTATTTGCTTATTTTAAAGAAGTAACGGGTACTGGATCATGTATGGCTTTAACAAGTTCAAGTCCTAATAATCCCTCATATCCTTATATTAGTAACACTTATATTAAGTATTTAATTGATGCTGATTCTAACGTATTAGAATTAACTCGAGCAAATAAAAATATTTTCTCTGTACAAGATGTATTTAATAAAAAACAAGGAGATATTTCATTATTTGATAACCAACTATTAAGCAACCAAAAATTCTTAGATGGTTTAAAAAATATATATGCTGGTGGATTTAAATTTACTCCTTCATTATATAATCCTTATGGTGAAAGTACATTAGTGTATAACCTAACATCCTCAGTAGTTACAACAGTACCAGCTGCAGGTGAAACAGGTATTGTTAATGCTGCTAATGCCCCATCATATGTTACTGTTCCTTCTCAACCTGGGATACTTTCAAGTGGTCAATTATTTGGAAATAGCGGAAATAATTTCTGGGCTGGTGCTACAGGTAATTTTTATCCTACTTTTTCAATTCAAAGAACAGGTGCTTTATTATCTGCTCCTTATTTAGATAAAAATATAAATGTTTATATTGAATTTACAGGTAGTTTTTATTTTAGTGTTAACTTAACAGATAGGGGAATAGGAGGTGGAGTTGATACACATGCTATGGTTGTTTATGGTGCTTATACATTAGATAATGTGTCTACATCTTCTACACAAGATACCAATGCCTTTGCAAATGGGCAATTTTATGGAAATACTCAAATAGTAATTCCTGCAAATAACACTTCACCAGTAGATTTTGTAGGTAATGCAGTTACAGTTAATGTTTATGCTGAAAATGGATGGGCTATTTATGGTAATCCTAATGCAAGTGCTGGAGTTCAAGGAAGATCTTTAGGATTTTATAATGGGGGTGGTGCAGGTAGTGCTTTTGCCCTTACTCAACAAGCAACCTCTCAAATTACCCAAATCGTTTCTGGAGCAATAGATCAAGGATTTGGTAGTGGTGTATTTTTTCAAAGAGATACAGGTTCATATAATATAATAACTGCTTCTGTTTCAATGTCTTATTGGCAGGGTTCATTTGTTCAATCTTCCTCTATTCAAATGGTTAGTGGTGGTTATGAAAGAATTGAAGAACCATTTGTGATTAAACAAGGTGATTTATTTAGATTTTATGATGATGAAAGTAATCAATTTAGTACAGCATTTGAACGTGAAGTAAAAAGAGTATTTACACCGACTCAAAATCAAGTATTATACGCTACTCAAAGTATGATTATTGAATTTGATGAACAAGTAGACCCTCGTGCGTGTTCAGATTTTAATGGATCTAATCAAGATAGTTGTAAGAATATTAGTAAATTCATCATAATGAGAAAAATACCTGATGAAACAAATATCACACTTAACTATCAAAAACAACCGGGCGCAACTTCTGATGGAATTATTATACCAGATGATGCCCCAGCTTCATTAAGAGCTGAAGCAGGTAACATTGTAAAACAACTTAAGGCACAAAACTTAATTTAGAAATAAAAAGACATTATATTTATATATAGTAAACAATAAAAAATGGGATATTTAAATTCAACTACAGTAACAGTAGATGCAATATTAACGAAAAAAGGAAGACAATTATTAGCAGCAAATGATGGTTCGTTTATAATCACTCAATTTGCTTTATCAGATGATGAGGTTGATTATACTACATATAATCCTAATCATCCTTCTGGTTCTGCTTTCTATGGTGAAGCTATTGAAGCTATGCCTGTTATTGAAGCGTTTCCTGACGAAACACAAATTATGAAATACAAGTTATTAACTTTACCTCGTGGTACAGCTAAATTACCTGTAATTGATATTGGTTATGCTTCAATCACATTGAAACAAGGTGCTTCACTTTCTATTACACCACAAACATTGAACTACTTAGGTGCTACTAGCACATTTGAATCTTCTGGTTATACAGCTACTATAGCTGATGTTAGAACATTATCTCAATTTAATGGTGTAGGTATTAATACAGCAGAAGCAACCAATTTAAACGCTTCTACTACTATTGGTACTAACGTATCTAAGACAGTAATTGGTTCTACAATCAATATGACTGCAACTACAGTTAATACCCTATTCGGTTCTCAAACATCTTTATACACCCAGTTAATTATTACTGGTAGAGATTCAGGTGCTAGAATTACCATTCCTGTAACAATAACAAAAGTAACACAATAATATGAGCTTTGTAAGATTTAATCCTGAGGACTTTGTAATAAGTGCTGACTCAGTAACATCCACTTTGTGGTCAAATGATACCCCTACATTAACGCAGTTTTTTTCTGCATCATCTGGTGTGGGTGGTACAACAACTGCTTCCGCTACTTATCTAAATGTATTAAACTTGTCACAGTCAGTTTCAAGTTCAGCAATTCAATTTTCAATTGCTTATGGTAGATTAGATGCCTCGGGTTCATTACCGTATAACCTTTTAGTTCCTCAAAATTCACCAACAAGAACAACTTATGGTCAATATAGAACATTAGTTATAGGTGATGAAAATACAAATTTTAATTTTGGAGGTCAAAACACAAGTTCAGCAGACATTTATGTAATTAACATTGAGAGAGCTCGTTATAAGGAACACTTATATTTAGGTACTTTTAATTTAAGATTATCTCAACTTACAGGAAGTGGTACTCATCCTAATAATGTAACTACAAACTCAATCTTATTAACAAATAATAGTAATGATGTATCAACAGTTACTTACTGTGATGCAGGTAGAGTTTATGATATTGTAAGTGGTTCAAATGGTACTGCTACAACATCATCAGTTGGTGGAGGTATAACACCGGGATATACAGTATCTGGTTCTTATGGTTGGTTTTTACCCGATGTTGACTTACTTATTTTAAATCCAAGAGCATTAGCTTTACCTTTTGCTTCGGGTGGTATTAACTTACAACCATATTCTGAATCTGTTACAAATAATAGTAATGGTTTTTTAACTGGCCCTTCTGGTTCTTGTGCTATGTTATTTAATGCAATTTCAGGAGCTATCGGTTCAGGTTCATTCTCAATTAATAGTGAAGAAACAATTACCTCAGACTATGTGTTTGTAAGAGTTAAAAACCCTGAGTTCAACTACACAACTAACCCTTCAATGATTAGTGGAAGTACTGGTGATTTTGTTTACTCAAGTTTTGTAAACAATCCTCAAACATTCCCTACCACTGTAGGTTTATATAACGACGCGAATGAATTATTAGCAGTAGCTAAATTGAGTAAACCTTTAACAAAAGATTTTACCAAGGAAGCACTTATTAGAGTAAAGTTAGATTTCTAATGAATGAGTTTTGCATACAAAACATTAAACCCATCGGATATTACGATATCCCCGTACACAGCAAATAAACTGTATACGTTTGCTTCGTCTTCTTTAACAGAATACGGAATTGTAGTTTACTCGGGAGAGTATGAACCTATCATCAACGTAAGTTGTTCTGATGGTCCTGCTGAGGGACAAGTTCCTTGTAATCCTTATAATCCTGAAAATGATGTAACAAGTAATGGATACGCTCGTAGATTAATATCAGGTGGATTTTCAAATGTACTTTGGACTTCATCTTCATATGAAAACTACTTACAAACAGCTTTAACCTCAGGTTCAAACTATTTAACAAATATAAGAGTATTTGGACAGGATAGTGGTTCAGGAGGTAGTGTTTATGACGGAGGTATTTATGATACTGGAAATTATCCTTCAGATCCTTCACTTATTAGAGTAATTTCAATTCCACAAGATATATTTGGTTCAGGTATTAAACCTGGAACTTTTGAAATTTCATCTAGCAATTATTTAATTCAAGATGATGGACAGGGTAACTTAATGGATAATAAATCCATCACAAGTTCATTGTATGAAGGTTCTCCTTATACTTCAAACGTTTATGGTGGTAATACAAATAGACAAGGTATTCATGTTGGTAATATAATTTATTCTCATGGAATGGTTATTGTTACAAATGAAGATTACTTTTGCTTCTATCCCTCAGAACCGGTAGCACAAAATAATTACTATCAAGTATTAAATGTTCAACCAACTAAATCATTAGCTGTATTAAGTAATGATTTTGATAATTGTAATGAATTAGATACAGGAAGTTTATCAATAGTTACCCCTTTACCAGGATATTCTTTTCCAGATAACAGTTCTACTAACGGTGCTATAAGAATTAATCCTACAGCAGTTAATAATTTACAAGTAACCCCTGGTTTATATAAAGGTACTTATTTTGTTTCTAACTCAGCTGGTGTACCTAGTAACTATGCTACTGTTAGTTTAGAATTATATGCTTCTCCATTACAATTTAATGTAGTATCATACACCACAGGTTGCTATGCTGCTTCAACAACTGAATCAATTACATTTGCCTTAAATTATGGTATTCCTCCTTACACTTATTACTTATCCGGATCTAATCCTACTAGTAGTTTAAGTTTATATCAACCAACTCAATCAATATCAGCTAGTGTTATTTCATCAAGTAGAAGTGTAACTTTATATGCTCAAGATAGTGTAGGTGAAATGGTTTCACAATCACTAACCTTAATGAGCTCTAATATTAGCGTTGTTTATACAACTGCTTCAATATTATGTACTGGTGGAACAGGTTCTATTACTGTACATACAGCATCAAGTGATCGCCCAGTTAGTGTTTCTATTAATAACGGTACTAATTGGTTTGCTTCCTATCCTGTTTCTTTTACAACATCTTCAGGACAGCACTTTTTATATTACAGGGTGATTGTACTGATCCTTCAGTAGGTAATGTAGGTGCTTTATCAGTTAATGTTAATGGAGGTGTTCCTCCTTATTCATATACTTGGTATTTTAATGGTTCATCTTTAGTACCAAATCAAAATACTAATCTTCCAGTGGGATTGCAAACAGGATCTTATTATGTAGTAGTAAGTGATGCTGCTGGTGGATGTAATAATGGAACTTCTAATACTGTTAATGTAACAGGTACTAATTCTATCACATTCACAACCACTCCTACAGATGTAGGATGTTATGGTACTTCAACTGGACAAATTAATCTTATATTTGCTGGAGGTCTTAGTTCAGTAACAGGATCTATTTATAGTGGTTCTACTTTAATTACATCTTCAGCTGCTCCTTCTGCAGGTCCTAGTGCTAATATTACAGCAACTGGATTATCTTCAGGAAGCAATTATTCTATTCGTTTAATTGACACTAGAGGATGTACAATTTCTCAATCAGTAACAGTAGGTAGCCCTGCTGCTCCATTTAACGCAGACTTAAATGCTACTGGTGCTCTTTATATTTACAAGCCTAGTCTTTACGCTCCATATACAGCTCAATTTAAATTACATGGTGGCAATTACTCAACATATCATGTTACTTTATCAGCAATATTACCAGGTGGTTCTAGTTATGTAGATGTAGCCTCAG